ACCTATACTAAAAGAAAGAATAGAAAGATGCAAAACAAAAGTTAATAGTGGAATATATCAACAATTTTAAAAGGAGGAAAAAATGATAAAAGTTGAAGTTATTGAAAGTTTTACACTAGAAAGATTTAATGAACTTAAAAACATTGTAAGAGTAGGACAGGACACAAAGAATAAATTGAATGTTGGTGATAAGTTTGAATGTACAAAAGAACTTGCTGATTATCTACTAGGCGATAACAAATTAAAAAGACCATTTGTAAGAGTTGTTGAAATCATACTTGTTGAAACGCCAACTTTAAATAAAACGGATGTTAAAAAAAGTAAAAAAACAACTAAAAAGAAAAGCACTAAATAAGTGTTTTTTTCATATTTGCAATAATTTTAATGTTATAGTATAATGTAGATATGGGTATAGAGATATACCCTTTTTATATTCAATAATTAATCACACGAGTTCGTGGCTCGTAAAACTAACGATAGGAGGAAATTATGAAAAGAGAAAATTTAGACTTTCTAAATGAAGAACAAATTGAAAAGGTAATGTCATTATATGGCAAGTCAATTGCCAAAAAGGACAAAGAGATAGAAACTTTAAATGATGACAAAAAAGAGTTGGAAGATAAAGTATCTACTTATGAAACTAAAATCAATGAGTTTAATGAAAGTGCTAAAGATAATGCTGATTGGAAATCTAAATATGAGGAGTTGCAAACCTCAATTAAGGAACAAGAAGCAAAAAAGAAAGCCGAAGAAGAAGATAAGATATTAACTGAAAATATCAACTCATTATTTGAAGGCAAAACATTCACTAGCGAATATGCAAGAAAAGGTCTTTTAGAAGATATTAAAAATGGGTTAAATAAACCTGAAAATAAAGGTAAAGGTATTCAAGATTTATTTGATGAATTAACAAAAGATAAAACTGATATTTTTACAAGTCCAAATCAAATAAAAGATATGGAAAGTATGGGAGATAGTGAAGAAAACAATAATACAAAAGAAATGCCAATGTTATGGTAAAAGAAAAGGAGAGATTAAATTATGGCAAGATTAGATGCTTTGTCTATTGAACTTGTTACAAGTGGAAAAGACAAATTAGCAGAAGAATATGGAAAAGTTATTGATAACTTACAACATATTACTCTAGCATCAAGATTAAAAAATACTGACTTAAGTGGCGACCCAACTTCTGGAACAGTAGAAGCAAAGAGATTTGCAAATATAGTAGGTCAAAGTTATGGAACTGCAAGAACAGCAGGTGCTGGACAAGCAGTTAAAGCAAAACCAGTTGTTATTTCATTAAATGATGATACTGAATACATTGAAGAAGTAGAGGAAAAAGACCTTAAAACTTATGGTGTTAATGGTTTAATTGAAAGAAGAACTAAAAATCATCAAGATGCTCTAGCAGTAGAATTAGATACTAAATTCTTTGCAGAAGCAGTAAGTGCTGGAACTACATTTAGCCCAGTAGGTTCACCAAGTATTGAAGATGAAATTGAACAAGCAATACAAAAAGTTGAAACAACTAAAAATAGTTATGTTAATGGTGTACCAAGAAATATGATTGAAGTAGTAATGAGCCCATCTTATTATGGAAAGTTAAGAAATAAAATTAATTCTATTTCTAACTCAAATGATTTAGGAAAGGTTGCTAATTGGGAAGGTGGAATATTCAACAATACTGAAGTTTATTCAAGTGTATTCCTACCAAATGGAATTAACTATGTTGTTATGGTTAAGGGAGCAGTTGCTCAACCAATTATGACTTCAATTTATAACCCAGAAAAAGTACAATTAAGTGATGCAACAGCATTTGGTTTATTTGCATACAAAGGAACTAAAGCAGTTATGGATGACTTAATCTTCTACAATGGCGAAGTTGTAAGTTTATAGTATAAAGGAGGCATTTTATGGAATTTGAAGGGCAATATCTAACTTATGATGAGTATGAGGAATTAGGTGGCGACCTACCTGAAATGCCTTTTAACTTATTAGAATTTGAAGCAAGACAAGAAATTGATAAATATACTTTCGGTAGATTAAAAGAATTAGCCACACAAGTTAATGATGTTAAGATATGTGTTTACAAGATTATAAGTTATATCAATAACTATAATCAATTATTAAGTACAAATGGTGCTGTTACAAGCGAGAATACAGATGGGTATAGTGTTTCATACTCAAAGATGAGTTCAAGCGATACAGACACTAAAAACAATGTTATAAAAGATATAGTAAAAACATACTTAATTGATTGTAAACTTGATGATGGCACACCCTATTTATATTGTGGAGTAGATAAATGATAACTAATTCAAGTTTAACTATTTATCATAATAGTGGGCTAGATGTAGCAACACACTTTGAAAAATGGGAAAGATATAACTATTCAAATGTATGGTTCTTTGGTGGAAAAGGTGCTGGAATAAATAAAGGGTATGATAATGCAAATGATGTACAAATTAGAATACCTTATAATCAAAATAAAGATTTAGATATTAATAATTTTGCAATAGGCGATATTATTGTACAAGGCACACTTGACCTAGACATACAAACACAACAAGATTTAGAAAATTATTTAACATACAACATAACAAGCATTAATAATAATAATTTTGGTAATAATCAACATATACATTTAGGAGGCAAATAATATGCCTGTTAAATTAAAACCAACAAGTGTAATAATTGCACGACTTGGCATTGAGCCAAATGGTAGAGTACAGCAATTCTTTACTAACACTTGTTATCAACGTATGGACAAATATGTGCCACAAGATACAGGAGATTTAAGAACTATTGTTGATATTCAGCCAGATAGCATAACTTATGAGCAAGAATATGCAAAATATCAATACTATGGTAAAAGAAAAGATGGAACACATAAGGTTCAACATTATACGACACCAGGAACTGGACCATATTGGGACAGAAGAATGTGGAGCGCTGAAGGTCAAGATGTTATACAAGAAGTGCAAGATTATATTAGGAGGAATTAATGGAAGATTATAGAATAACAAAATTAAGAGATTATCTATTTGAAATTATTAATACTCTTACTACAAATAGAAAGTATCAAATTAATGCAGATATGCTAGGTAAAGTTGGTGACTTTTCATTAGATAAGATACCAACTAACACACAAGTTGAAAATTGGATAATCGGTGCTAGTGTAAAAAGAGATGTATATTCTTTTAGAAGTAGAAAAGCATATAGTCAAGACACAATAAACAATTTAAAAAATATAGGGTTCTTTGAAGAATTTGAAAGTATAATCAAATCTAATAATGATGAAGGCATATTGCCTCAAATAGATAATATAGAAAGCATAGAATGTTTAAATTGTGGAACATTAAATAGTGTAGATGGAACACAAGCAACATTTGACATACAAATACAAATAACATATAGAGAGGAGTAAAACTATGAAGATAATAGCAAAAGTTGATTTTACAAGTAATATAGGTGAGTTCATTAAAGGCGATGAAATAAAAGGCTTAACTTATGAGCAAATTGTAAAACTTAACGAAAAAGGTTTTATTGAACCTCTATCATATAAAGATTTAGTTCTTATTAAAAGAGAATTAGAAAAACCTAAAAAGGAGGAATTATAATGGCATTAATACCAAGTGATATTGAAAAAAACAAAAGAAGTCAATATCAAAAGTTTTTAGACACAACACCAAGTAGCACAGCAACTTGGAAAGTTATAGGTATTGGAATTAGTGAGGCATCTGTCGAATATAACCCACAAGTTGACACAGAACAATGGATAATTGAAGATAGTGCTAGAAACGACCATACTTCTAACCAAAAACAATTAAGCGTAACTCAAAAATGTTATAAAGGTGACCCAGAATTTGCTTTTGTTGAAGCAGGTCGTGACCAATTAAACTACACATCACATATACTTGAAATTGATACTTGGAATGGTACTAACTCAACATATCCAGCAAAGAAAAGTGATTGCTTAATAACTATAACATCTTATAGTGGTGAAGAAATTGAATATACAATATATTTCAATGGTGACCCAACACTTGGAACTGCAACAATTAGTGATGGCGTACCTTCATTCACAGCAACAACAAGTTTATAATGAAACCTTAAAAGTGGGAGGTAAAACTCCTACTTTTTATTATTAATGAAAGGAGAGTATAAAAACTATGAATGATTTTATACAGTTGACGAAAAAAAACATAATAAAAATAGGAATTAAAGATGAAAATGGAAATATTTTAGATGGTGAATTAACATTTGATTTAGAAGACATTGATTTGCCTCTAAGGTATCAAGAAATGTTAGAACAACATAAACAAAATGAAAATTATTTAAAACATCAATTATTAATTATTAGCAAACAAGAAGATTTACAAGGAAAAAAATTATTAACTTCAAATACAGAAAAAAGCATAAGAACAATAAAAGAATATTTTAGTAGAGAAATAAAAGCATTAGATTTGTTTTTAGGCGATGGAAAGACTGAAATGATATTAAATTTAATGAATAGAAAACCTTATTATACAATGTTTAAAGATTTTAGTGAAATGTTAAAGCCAATTATACCAGTTATTGAAAAAAATATTGACACTATTGATGATATGATAATAAATAAATATAATGAAAAAGAGGAAAACGTGTTAGAATAATGGACAACCCACAATATGTAAAAGTAGACAATAAAAAATATAAAATCAACACAAGTTATAAAATTGCTTTAAAATGTGATGACATAATCAAAAATAACACAATAAACGATTATGAAAAAACAAATGCTATAATTTATTTATTATTTGGCAAAGAAGCACTAAAAGATAAAAAAAACCAAAACAAAATTTTAGAACTTGCTTATAAATATTTATCTTGTGGGCAAGAGCCAACAAATCAAAAAACAAAAACAGATATGAATTTTCAACAAGATTTTAGACTTATAGTTGCAAGTTTTAAAAGCGATTATGGAATAGATTTATTAAAAGAAGATATAGACTGGTGGACTTTTTGGGCATACTTAAATGGCTTAAAAGAAGACTGCATTTTAAATAGAGTAAGAGAATTAAGAGAAACAAATGCTAGTGAAATAAAAGATGTAAAAGAAAGACAAAAAATTATAGAAGCACAACACTTTTGGGCATTAAAAGAAGAACAAATCGAGCAAGAAACATATTTAACAGAAGAACAACAAAAAAGTGTAGAGGAGTTTTATAAAAGTCTTGGCTTTTAGAAAGGAGATGATTTTATGGATGGTTATGTAGTAATTAAAACAGAATTAGATGTAAAAAGTTTTGAAGCACAAATACAAAAATTAGAAGATGATTTAGACAAATTAGAGCAAGAATATAAAGTCGCTTTAAAAGATGCAGACTTCCCAGAGGAAGAACTTGTTAAATATCAAGAAGAAATAGAAAAAACAAAAAATAAAATAATAGACTTAACTAAAAAACAAACAGAATTAAAAGAACAAGCAAATTTTGAAAAAGCATCATTTTCAATAGGTGGCGTAATAAAAAAAGTTGCTCGTTGGGGACTTGCTTTATTTGGTATTAGAAGTGCTTATATGGGAATAAGAAGTGCAATAAATTTGCTTTCACAAGATAATCAAAAGTTAGCAAATGACATTCAATATATAAAATGGGCATTAGCAAAAACGTTAGAACCTATTATTACAAAAATAGTAAGTTGGGTGTACAAATTGATACAAGGAATTAATTATTTAATATATAGAATAACTGGTGTAAATTTGTTATCAAAAGCAATGGCTAAAAACTTCAAAAAAGCAAGTGGTAGTGCAAAAGAAATGCAAAAAACATTACAAGGCTTTGATGAAGCAAGTATATTAAACAAAACTTCTAGTGGTGGTGGTGGTGGAATATCACTACCAACAGAAGATTTAAGCAAATTTAATTTAATAAGCGATGAATTAAAACGAACATTAGATAGTATAGCAGATGTTTTAAAGCCAATATGGGAAAAATACTTAAAACCTATTGGCGAGTGGATAATGGAAAAGCCAAGTAGATTATTAGAAGTTTTGGGTGGCATTTTAGGTTTAAAACTTGCTTCTAAAATAGCAAAAATAATAGGTGTTAAAGGTGCAACAAGTGGAGCAGGAGCATCAGGTCTACTTGGTATGTTAGGCGTATTAGGTTTGTTAGTAGCAGATGTATGGCTTATTAAAATTGCTTCTGAAGGCGCTGAAGAAGTTACAGAACAAGCAAAAAAATTAAAAAAACAAGTTGATAATGTAAGCGAAAGCGTAAAAACTAATTCTAAATCTTGGGATGAAAATAAAAAAACAATGTATGAACAAGCAAAACAAAGCGAAAATAGTAAAGAACAATTGAAAAAATTAGCCGATGGCTTGTTTAATAATATACATAATAATGAAGAATTAGCAAAAAGTGTTCAAAAAAGTAGAACTTGGCTTGAAATATTTGATGGAACAGGTAGTAAAAATGTTAAAACAATTAGAACATTAAACGAAGAAACAAAAAAAGATGTAGAATTATTAAAGCAAATGGCAAAAAATGGTGAACTTACTGATGAACAATTAAAAAAATTAGAAGAAAGATATTTAAGTCAAATAAAAGCGTTAGAAAAACAGCGAAGTCAAGTCAAAGAAAATTCTTCTAGTTATAAAGCGTATACAAAACAAATAGAAAATTTGCAAACGGAATTAACCGAAATAAGTAAAGGCAAATATAAAGCCAAACTTACTACCGAAGCAGATAAAAAACCTGTCACAGAATTAGAAAAGAAAATAAATGAAGTAACAAAATCTTCTCATACAATAGAAATAAAAGCAAGTACGAAAGAAGCCAATAAAAGTATTAAAGGATGGTTGTCTGGAATTGGTTCAACATTATTTGCAACTTTATTTCCTAAATTAAATTTTGCTACTACACTTGCAAAATTTCATAAAATGGGTGGTATTGTAAATCTACCAGGAAAAGGTGTGCCTATAACTCATTATGGTGGCGAAGCAGGAAAAGAAGGCATTATTCCAATGGATGAAGAAGCACAAATGGACTTAATAGGTCAATCTATTGCAAAACATATTGTAATAAATCTAACTAATATAACTAAATTAGATGCAAGACAAATTGCAAAAGAAACAAGAAAGGTAAATGCAGACAATGAGTTTGCAACTAATAAATAAAGAGGTGATTAAAAATGTTTATAGATGTAGATAGTATACAAATAACAGTGGGAAATAAAACAATTAATATGGGTTCTTATTTATTAGAAGCAAATTATGGCTATCATAAACTTTGGGGTGATGATACAGGAAGAAATCTTGCTGGAACATTTAGTGGAAGTTTTAAAGGTGTGTATCCTAAAATAACAATGCAATTTAGAAAACTAACTAAAAATGAAGTAGAATATTTAAGTGATATATTAGATAGCCCATATCAAAGTGTTAGATATTATGACCCTAACAAAAAAGCATATAGAACAATGGATACCTATTCAAATGATTGGGAATTAAAAATCAAAAATATTGTAAGTGCTAATAAAAAAACAGATGGTTTTAGTTGGGCAGTAATAAGCACTAAAAAAAGAGGTTAATATGAAAGCAATAACAAATGATTTTAAAAATGCTTTAAAACAAATAAAAGAAGTAGATAGCATTGTTACATATACAATAAATAACGTTGAATACGAGTTGAGTAGCGAACAACTTAACTCTATTCAACCACACTATGAGGGCGATATACTTAAATCAGTAATGAAGCAACTAGATTTAGATAGCAATGTAGATATAGCAAAAGGAACAATAATTAATTTACAAGTTGGTATTAAAGTTAGAAATGATGAAGTAGATGATAGCATACCAAATAATTATAGAATAAACTATGATTATATAAACTATGGAAATTATATTGTATATTCAAGCGAAAAGCAAGAAGATACAAACTCATATTTAATTAAATGTTACGATAAAATGCTATATGCGATGAAAGATTACGAAAACATAGGTGTCACATATCCTATAACTATTCAAAATTATTTAAGTGCAATATGCACACATTTAGGTCTAACATTAAAAAGTAGTGATTTTACAAACTATAATAAAACAATAAATAGTGAATTATATTTAGATGCACAGGGAAATAGTTTAGATTATACATTTAGAGATGTACTTGATGAAATAGCACAAGCAACTGCTTCAACAATATGTATTAATGAAGATGATGATGAATTAGAAGTAAGATACATAACACAAACAAATGATGTAGTAGATGAAGAATTTTTTGATGAAAGCAATGTCAATTTTGGCGAAACATATGGTCCAGTGAACACAATAACATTTAAAAGAAGCGCTGATAGTGATGTAATAAGTGTATCATACCCAGAAAACTTGCCAGATGATGAAAAGATAGAAATATCAATAAGTGATAATCAAATATTAAATGGTAATAATAGAGATGAATTTATA